ACGAACCAGCGCCCTCCCGGGCTAGCGTGCGGCTAGTTGGGTCAGCCGCGAGAGGTGCCGGCGAACCACTGCGAGAACGGAATCCCGCTGGACGGCAGCTCGAAATTGAACTGGTACGGGATCGTCGCGAACGCCGGGGCCTTCTTGAACTCCGCCTTGATCTGCGAGGCGTTGAACACCTGGTAGGCCACAAACCGGTAAGTCGCGTCGAGCGATTCGTAACCGATCATGCAGCGAATCTCGGTGCCGACAGCGCCAGGCTCGACCTTGCTCAGCGTGGTAGCGCCAGAGCCGGTCACGGTCACCGCGGCGCCGTTCAGCGCGTAGCTCCAGTTGGTAGCGGTGTATGACGCAAGGTTCAGCTCGACCGAGCCGTCACGAGAAGTCGTGCGATACGTGATCGGGTCGTAGTAATCCTCGACGTTGATCGGGTCGGCCTTGGTCTCATAGTTGAGCGTGATGCCGCCATCGGTAGAGCCGAGCGGCACCCACGCCACAGGCCAGGTGTCAGTAAAGACGGAGCCGACGACAGTATTGGTCGGGAGCGTCGAGCCAAGGGGCGCCCGGAAAAGCATGCCCTGATCGGTGATCAGGTTAGGCTTAGACTGAGTGAATGGCACTTAGATACCCCTTTCCAAGGGCAGGCAGGGGCGTTCAGCGCACCCTTTTAGTGATTTGCTATTCGGCCGGTGCGTCGTCTACGCGCCGGACGTATCCCTCGGCAAGCAGATCCGGGAACCGCTCAACCGTCGAAACGGGAACGGGATGACCCTCGTTGAATGCCCTGCCGCCGTAAATGTGAATCGGGCCGGTGGCTACGTACGTGTTGTACTCGGCCGCCTGGGCGGCGTAGTACTCTTCCGGAGTCGGATTCTCGGCGGGAGCGTCAGACTCGGGAACGTACTCAACACCCTCGGGAACCTGCATAGGGAACTACTTTCTTTCGTGGGTGAGCTAGATGGCCTCTTCGGCTGGCCTGCGCGCTAGAACGCGCTGGGCGGGCCCGCGCATATAGTCCTTGTACTTGTATTCCTGCCAGGACGCGTAACGGAATCCCTCTGGCGACGTCGCAGGCGAAACGACGTCGATATACGGACCGAGCTTGACGTTCGTTCCGGGACGCAGATAGATGCGGTTTCGCAGGTAGCCGGGGTCGCGGCCGTGCGTCTTTTTGGGCGCTACTGGCGCCTCTTTCTTGACCTCGTTAGCGACGTCTGTAGCGATTTCTAAGACCTTTGCGGCTATAGGACCGCCTACTTGGTTCACAAACTTCACTAGCGCCGTGCGACTAATCTGAACGCGCGCGGTTGTCTGCTCGCTCTTGCGAAGGGCCATAGATCACCCCTCCCAGGCGCGCACCAGGATTGCTACTTCGAAATCGACCGTGATGTCCGCGCCTTCTGACGTGAAGCCTTGGCGGAACGTGTACGTTCCGGGCCACGCGAACCCGGGAGGCGGAACATTGCCGCCTAGCTGTCGATCGTCGCGGAGGGCCTGATATAGCTGCCCAAGGAATGTCGCCAGTCCGTTCCGCAAGGTCGCGAAATCGCTATCGCCGTAGGTCCAGCTCATCTGACATTGGATTGAGATCTGGTCCTCAGACCAGTTGTTCCCGACCTGCGACATGCTCTGTGAGCCGGTGATGATCGGCACCGTAGGCTGATCGTTGTAGCCAACTGCGAGGTACCGGTTCGGAAGGTCAGAGCCGAACCCGCCGTCTGCGATCTCAACCCCGTTGGTCTCAGCGAGCGGGGTCCAGATCTGCACGAGGTACGGGATGCAGCTTGTGGCTACGGTTCCGATGTCCATCAGCCGACCGCCGGGGTGCGGCCCTGCCGGCCTATAAGCTCATTCACGCGGTTGGGGACTGCGTAGCCCATGCCGTGGAGCGCGTAGCTATCACTGTCGGCTCCGCCGAGCTGGCTACCGCGGTTGCTCGACTGGCCAAGCTGGGAGAGCCTCCACCAGTGAGCGATCAGCTCAAGGCAGGCCAGTCGGAGCGTGGGGCAGTTCGCCGCAACATCTGCGGTGGTCGGCACCCGACCTGCGGTGTAGGCGACAACGATGTTGTCGGTGCCCGGGAGGAACCACGTGCGGAACAGGCCACCTGTGTAGCTGGTCGTACGCGTAATGACGCCAGTAGTCGTGTTAACACTGTACAGCGTGGGATCTACGACCACGGCGTTTTGCGTCACTGACGAAACTGAGACGACCGGACTGACGCGCAAAACGATCTGTACCACTCCGCGTGGATAGCCGCCGGAGTGCGTCTCGGTCACCGCGCGCTGAACAACAGCGCCCGCAAGCTCATCAACCTTTTCGCTCGCCGCAGATATGAATCCGGCAATCTCAGCATCATCGGACGTGCTAGATGCTGGCTTATTGAGGTGAGCCTTAGCCTCAGTGAGAGTTACGATATCCAGGGTTGCCAAGGCTCACCCCTTTCCGGGACTAGCTAAGGGTGGTAACCCATAGAGTCAAATCAGTGACCGCATTCTGACTGTTCTTCAGGATGAATCGCCACTTCGTTGAATCAGTGGGGTGCGGTCCAGACTGAACAAACACGCTGGACGCGCTAATGACATTCGAGGAGTCGACCGCACTTCCGTTATACGACGTCGCGACCGCGCCGGAACCAGTTACGCCCACGTAGCCGCTAGGAAGCGACACGTCATAAATGGCGCCATTCTGATCCGGAGTAACACTCTGAGTCGTGGTGGTTGCGCTAAGAAGACAGCTCAATCAAACCTCCAGGCACCAGCCCATACGCAGGAATTCCCGCGTCTCCCCATTGTTGGGAAGCCTGATGACCTCATGAGGTCGGTGGGGTACGGCCGGAGAGTCGGCCAGCCACCGCACTTCGATTTCCTCAACAGCAGCCCGATTTGACTCGGGAGTTTCAACTTCGTTTTCGGCTCGCTTGCGCGGTGGCATTTACAGACTCCTTAGATCAGGCCGTGCCGCCGGTCAAGAACGCAGCAGCGCCAGCATTCTGAACCTTGGCGTCATAGCGGTCGATGCCGAAGAATCCAGTCAGCATATTCGCGGCGTACAGCTCGTTCAGGCGAACAGCCTGAGCGCCGGTAACATGGCGCACTACATATGCCTGCTTAATGTCACCGAACACGACCGACTTGGCCGCGCTGCCGACTGCGGGAACGCCCTGGTCAACGCGCACCGGGTAGCCCATAAAGCGGTCGGGGTCGCCGTTCTGGAGACTCGGCTCCCAAAGCGGACGCTTCTGGCTATCTACCAGCTTGCGGAATTCAGCAACGGTCGTATCGGCCACCAAGAAGCCGCAGTTGCCGAGGGCGCGGTAAGCCGGGTCGATCTTGTGAACCAGATCAACCAGGTTGTTGTATGTAGGCGCGCCGATTACGCGCGCGCCGTTAGCCACAGTGTCGCCAGTAACCGTCAGCGACAGACCGGTGATAAGGCCCTGCGGCGCCGTGGTGCCGTTGCCAGACACGAAGTCGGCGGCGATAGCACGGCCGATGCGCTCGCCAATCTTGCGGGCAACGTAGCCCTCAAGGTCGAACACGTTGTCCTGCATGAGCTGCCACGACAGCTGAATGATGCCAGAGGTATAGATGTAGGCGCCAAGCGTCTTCTGACCGAAGGACGTAGAACTCAGGCCGACCGGGCCGCCTTCGGCCACGATCGAACCAACCTCGGCGGTAGTATCCGCAGTCGGCCAGTTAACGGGATTGCCCGTGCTGGTCTCTGCGACCTCGGCCAGCGAGTACACACCGCCGAACGCCTTGAGCGCCTGAGTCATCTTCTGAAGCGTGGTGACCGGGATCAGGTTGCCGTCGCCGTTGGTCGAGGTCAGGTTTGCGGTACGCTTTTCCGCCAGCAGCCGGCGAGCCTCAGGAGACGCCTCGTCGCCGCTTCGGAGGTACTCGTAGAACGCGTCACGGTACTGCTCATCCGCAGAACGCTCGTCCTTCGGAGCCTCGCGGTGGCCCGGAGCGGTGTTGCCGCCGTTCTGGCCCATGACGCCAGCGAGCTTCTCGGCGCGCTCTTCGTCCTCAATGCGCTTCGCGAGCCGCTCAACCTCGTCGAGCGCGCGGTTGTAGCTCAGGACGGTGTCGCCGTCCTTGGTGTGGTCGAAACCCTCGGCGTTGACCCGCGAACGCAGGTCCTCGGCCTCAGCCCACGCCTTAGCGCGGGCCTCATAGAGGTCCTTAATAGTCATTGTTCTCCTAGGCAGGGATTACTTGATGCGGTATCGAGCAGCGATAAGCCGCGACCGCGAAGTGATGAGATGCACGAGATCCCGGGTGGCTTCCGCCGACGCGGTTTCGTCTTCACTCCGGGTGGCCCCTGCCGGCGCGGAGTCGTCGCCTGTGCGAGGCGACAAAGTCTGACGAGCTGAACGGATTTCATCGACCATCGAACGCAGCCCGGCGTCCGTGGTGGGGTAGGCGGGGAATGTCACCGCAGAGACTTCGAGAAGTCGAACCTCTTGAATGGTCCGAACCTCTACCTCTGCGGAGTTCCCGTCATTGGTTTCGACCTCTTCGGTCTGCCAATCATCGCGGACCACTTGAAATCCGAAAGA